TCACATATTTTGGATGGCACTATACACTTCATCTTTCATCTTCTTAGTGATATGTAAGTATATAGATTCAGTCACTTGACTGTTCTCATGCCCAACTCGAGCTTGAATTGAATATAGTGGCAATCCCATCTCAGCAAGCTTCGAAATATGCGTGTGTCTGAATATGTGAGTGGAGATATTCTTGTCGATTCCCATGCGTTCTCTGTGAGCTCGTAGGAACGTGTTTAGAGCATGAATGGATATCGGGGTGTGTTTGGATGTCGTGAAGATAAAACCTCGATTTTTGCCTTCTAATTCTTCAATTTGAGCAAGAATCTCGATGCATCTATTTGGGAGCGAGACTGAACGAATCGATGCGGTCGTTTTTGGGGAAGTACTCGCATAAACATCCTTGATTTTCAATTTCTTGTATTCTAGCGTTGAAGATACGTGTGCAACGGGAGGATTTGAATCCAAGTCGATTTTGTCCCATGTAAGGGCAAGAGCCTCACCAACTCGCATCCCTGTCATGTACATCCATTCGAATAGCATCGCATACCTTAGATTGATTTTGCGAGTATATTCAATCAAACGATTGTATTCATCATCCTCCAAGAACTTGTTGGGGTTCTTCTTAGATTCTGTTCGTGCTTTATATTCGATGATGCATCCTTCAATTGGATTCGTCTCGATGTATCCATTTTTGACAGCATATTGGAATAATTTGTTCAATCGTGACTTATAAGCCGATGTTGTTTGATTCGCTAGATTCTTTTGATATAGAAGAAAATCAAAGAATCGATTCAAGTCTTGAGTTGTGATTGTAGTGATAATTCTTTTTGAATCAATGAATTCTTCAAATTCTTGGTATTGTGTCTCAACGGACAAGAATGTGGTTCGCTTTACGTTCTTCTTATATATTTTCTTGTACTCCTCTATGACCGAATGAATCGTTCGGTTATCCATCATCACATTCCCAAGTTCTTTTTGAATAGCATTCGTAAGTATCTCTTGAGCTCTCTTCCTAGTCTCACGAGTCTTGTTGTTGAACGTAACGGATTTTCTACGCCATTTTGCGAATCGTGGGTCATAGAACTTCTCACAATAGCGATACTTGATGCCATCCTTTCCGTGTCGTTCCTCTATATACATATTAAATCACCCTTTATGATGCGTAATTAAATCTAATGTACTTAGAATTAGTTGAGCATTTTCTACAACATTTTTATATTCTTTCGAATTACTTTTAATTGGTTTTTCAATTAAATAAATAAAGCAGCAAGGAAAATCAAAACTATTCAACGTAATTCTAATAGCTAGAGAATTCACTTTTTTTGATTGCTTTCTTTTTCCAGTAACTCCACCAACAACAGCCCCAGTCATTCCCCACAATCCACCTGCTAATGCTGTCATGACGGCACCACCAACAACGGCTTTACCAACTCCACCAGTCACCACGATATCGTCATTTTGAATCAATTCATAACTTACCAAGTCATCAAATGAGAACCAATCTGTGTTTTTCTTTTTGTTCTTTTTGAAAAACGGATAAAAAATATTAGTAATTGAAATTAAAAGAAACTTAGATAAACAACCTCTTTTCTTTGAGTTAGGAACTACAACTTTGTCCATTTTGAATTTCTTATTTTCTTCATCGATTGTAATGTTTTCAATTTTTTTAAATTTTTGCATAATATCCCTCCTATAATAGAACCTTTCCAATTACTGATACTTTCTCAGCATCCACAACTATATCCTCATACTTTGGATTCTCAGACTTGAGAATAACATTCTTCCCATCACGATAGAGATACTTGCAAGTAACTCCATCATCTTCAACTCTCACAATAGCAACTTCGCCATCTTCAACAGTCGGTTGATATCTTAGATATACTTCAGAGCCTTTCTTGATGAGCGGTTCCATTGAATCACCTGTGATTCGAACCAATTCATTCGCACCATTTGGAACGATTGAAGAGGGAAGCACACCCATTTCAGCATCCACATCATCCACATGAATCATGGATCCGGCAGCAGATTGACGACCACGAACGAGATAAACCACTTTTTCTTCTTGGATTCCATTTTGTTCGTTCAATTGGTGTGAAGCAAAGTCGTATACTTTAGATTGTCTCTTTGAGTCTAGTTTGTTGTAAATATCTAACAAATCATTATTTGAAATTTTAATTCCCAACAAATACTCAGAACTTACTCCTAGAGTATCAGCAAATAAATTTATCTTATTGATTGGTAGTTGTCTGCTTTTATTGAAATATCTTGAGATGGAAGATTTTGGTAAATCCAATTTTCTAGCGAATTCGCTCAAGCTCCATCCTCTTTGATTGCATAAGTCGATAATAATATCAACAATTTCGGAATTTGTTCTCATGGTTTTGAAGCTCCTTCTTTTGCTTTATTTATGCGATTATTATAGCACTAACGTTCCCAAAAAGAAACATTTTTTATTTTTTTTGATATTAAGTGTTGACAAACGGGAACGCCAATGCTATTATTAGGTCACGGTTAAGAAATTAGTCGTACAAAACAAGAAAAAGAGTCACACAAACGCAACATACATTAGAGGAGGTGATGGAAGTTTGAAAAAGATTTTATTCAACCCTAACCGTTTGAAAGCTGAACGAATTGCAAGAAATCTCTCTCAAGAAGAGGTGGCGATGAAGTTAGGCAAAAATCGAACTTGGTTAGCAAAAAGAGAGAATGGGAATGTGGATGTGGGTGCTGATGATTTAGCAGCTATTGCGACAGTATTGAAAGTTGATGATTTATCAATTTTTTTTACATAAAGCGTTCCCGAAAAGCAACGATTTAAGGAGGGAGCATGAATAAGAAAATTATTTCGAAAAAAGAATTCCAAGAAATGTATCCAAGATACAACACGGAATCGAAATGGAAAACAATCGTGAGTCGAATCAAAGCGAGCGAATACGCTGATGCTTATGTACGGATCTCACGAAACGATGTAAACATCAACATCGAATTGTTCGAAAGATTCCTCGAGCTTGAAGGAATCAATTGGGCGAATCGATACGGGACTAAGATGACAAGAACAGAATTCGAAAGGAGATTGGCATAGATGAGACGAAAAAGAAAAACAAGAGTGCGATTCATTCCATTCATGAGATGGATGCTTCAATGGTACATCCTATCATTTGGACTCATTATCGCAATGATGAGCATCGTGCTCTTAGTTGGAAAGGCGGTTGAGCAGCACGAAACGAAAGTGAATCTAATTAGAAGTGGACAATATGTAGAGCCCGATTTTCAAGACTCATGGAAAACAAAGGAGGAAAAGAAATAATAATTCATGCCAAAACGAAAACAAAAAAGCCGATGAAACAATCACCGACTTTCTAAAACAACTAACTACATTATAAAAATAAATTAAGGAGAAATCAAACGAATGAGTAAAACGACTAAAAAAGAAAAAGAATTTGTCATCTTATTACTAGAGTTGATTAAACAATACAAAGATTTAGATTTTGACATCATCGCTTCATTGCAAACTATTTCTAAAATGGTAGAACTGTTTGGATTGGATGATTTGAATTTGAAACTAATGTCAGAATCATTCAAATTTTATTTGGAGATGGAGGTTGAATAAATGACAGTTAAAATCAACAAACTAGAAATCGAGAATGTGAAGCGTGTCAAAGCGGTCACGATTGAACCTACATCAAACGGACTCACAATTCTCGGTGGTAATAATAATCAAGGAAAAACAAGTGTCCTCGATGCCATTGCTTGGGCATTGGGTGGCAATAAGTACAAACCAAGCAAACCAGCTCGTGACGGGTCCATGAATCCACCAACACTTCGAGTGGAATTGTCAAACGGACTAATTGTGGAACGCAAGGGCAAGAATTCAGATTTGAAAGTTACGGATCCAAGTGGACAGAAAGCAGGACAACAATTGCTTGATTCATTCGTGGAAGAACTCGCTTTGAACCTTCCGAAATTCATCGAATCAAGTGCTAAGGATAAAGCGAACACGCTTCTTCAAATCATTGGTGTTGGAGATAAGTTGTGGGAGCTCGACCGTAAAGAAGAGCGACTATACAACGAGCGAAGAACAATCGGACAGATTGCGGATCAGAAAAAGAAATATGCAGCCGAACAACCTCATTTTCCAGAAGCTCCGAATGAATTAGTGAGCATTTCGGACTTGATTCATGAGCAACAAGAGATTCTTGCACGTAATGGTGAGAACGCTCGAAAACGCCAAAATCGAGAAGAGATTCGCTCTCAATTGCATCTATCTGAAGAACGCTTGAAACAGTTGAAAGAACAACTTGCTCAAGAAGAAGCTACTCACGAGAAGCTCATGGGCGACTATATCGAAGCAAACAAGTCAATTGAAGACTTGGTGGATGAATCGACAGAAGAGATTGAAAACTCAATCGCAAACATTGAAGAAATCAATCGCAAGGTTCGAGCAAATCTCGACAAGGAGAAAGCTGAAGAAGATGCGAAACAATACAGTTCTCAATACGACAAATTGACAAAAGAAATCCAAGATGTTCGAGATGAACGCACAAGCTTACTCGATAGTGCGGACTTACCATTGGCGGGACTTTCTGTGGAAGATGGTGAACTCGTTTTTGAGGGTCAGAAATGGGACAACATGAGTGGCTCTCAACAATTAAGAGTGGCGACCGCCATCGTTCGCAAATTAAAACCAGAATGTGGATTCGTACTTCTAGACAAGCTCGAACAAATGGACATTCCAACATTGAACGAATTCGGCAAGTGGTTAGAGTCTGAGGGACTTCAAGCCATTGCGACTCGAGTGTCTAGTGGAGAGGAATGCCAAATCATCATCGAAGATGGCTATGTCGTATCAGACACAATCACACCATTCCAAGACACAGAACCAACGAACGCTTGGAAGTTTTAAGGATAAGAAAGGAGAAATCACATGAACATAACATCTGGTAAACAAGCAAGAGCCCAACGTGTAGTGATTTACGGGACTGAGGGCATCGGAAAGTCAACACTCGCAGCACAATTCCCGGATCCATTATTCATCGACACAGAAGGCTCGACATCGAACATGGATGTCAAACGTATGGACAAGCCAACATCGTGGACAATGCTCATGAATCAAATCGCATTCGTCAAAGCGAATCCAACAGTTTGCAAAACGCTAGTCATCGACACAATCGATTGGGCTGAATCACTAGCAATCGAGAGTGTGTGCTCGATGCATGGCAAGAGAGGAATCGAAGACTTCGGCTATGGGAATGGATACACGTATGTCCGAGAAGAAATGGGTCGATTATTAGATAAGCTTCAAGAATTAGTGGACATTGGCATCAATGTGGTCTTGACCGCACATTCGCAACTTCGCAAGTTCGAACAACCCGATGAGGATGGAGCTTACGACCGCTACGAGTTGAAACTAGGAAAGAAGACGAGCTCACAAACCGCTCCCGTAGTCAAAGAATGGTGCGACTTACTTCTATTCTGTAATTACAAGACGATGGTGATGACCTCAGAATCTAAGAAGAAGAAAGCGACAGGCGGACAACGTGTCATGTACACGACACATCACCCAGCGTGGGATGCGAAGAATCGTCATGGACTCCCAGACGAGCTTCCAATGGACTATGCTGCTATCGCACACATCTTCGCTTCTTCATCTCAAGAAGCACCAAAGAAACAAGTTCAAGAGGTGGGCGTTGGAAAAGTAGTAAGCGAGCCTCAAATTGATGAGCAAGTTCCCTCAGTTGATGAAGTTATCCCAGCGGGAACGAGTGGAGCAGAAACTCAAGAAGATCCGTTCCCTATTAAAGAACCAATCACTATACCAGACTCTATTCCACAAGCATTGAAGGACTTAATGCTTCAAAATTCAGTCACTCCGAAGATGCTTCAAGATGTAGCATTCAAGAAGGGACACTTCCCACAAGACACACCAATCGAGAACTTCCCACAAGAATATTGGGCGTTCATGGTGACGAATTGGGCTGATGTCTTGAAATCGATTGACAATACAAACAAATAACAAACAAAAGAAAGAGGTAAATAATTATGACAGAACAATACAACAACTTCGAACGTGAATTTGGATGGGACGACACTATCCAACAAGACTCAACATTCATCTTGCTTCCTGTGGGACTCTATGAGTTCACAGTAAAGGGCTTTGAACGACAAAGACATACACCAAATCCACAAAATCCTGGGAAGCTCCCAGCGTGTCCAAAAGCGGTCGTAAGTATCGAAATTGAAACAGCTCAAGGGAAAGCAGAATTGAAACACAATCTATTCTTACACTCAAGCACAGAAGGAATGCTTTCATCATTCTTCGGATCCATCGGACAAAAACGCAAAGGTGAACCATTGAAAATGAATTGGAACACAATCATCGGGGCTCGTGGCGTGTGCAAAGTCGGAATTCGTAAATATAACGACAACGAATACAACGAAGTCAAAGCGATGCTATATCCCGAAGATGTGAACCCAAGTCAAGTCTTAAATCGTTCACAACAACCGACACAACAATTCCAACCAACACAACCACAATATCAACAACAAGCAACTCAACAACAACAACAACCATCTTGGGGTGCGTTCTAAAAGGAGGAACATTGAATGGAATTGCGAAAATATCAAGAAGAGGCTCGTGAGTCCATTCAACAGGAATGGGCAGAAGGTCGCAAGAAGACTCTTCTCGTCCTTCCCACAGGATGCGGAAAGACAATTGTGTTCGCAAAAGTAATCGAAGACCGTGTGAGGATGGGCGAGAGAGTTCTCGTCCTCGCTCACCGCTCTGAGTTGCTAGACCAAGCGAGCGACAAGTTGTTCAAGTCAACAGGACTTCAAACATCGCTCGAGAAAGCAAGTTCCACAAGTCTTGGTTCATGGAATCGTGTGGTCGTTGGATCCGTTCAAACCTTGCAACAACCAAAACGCCTCGCAAAATTTGAGAAAGACCACTTCGATTCGATTGTGGTGGATGAAGCTCATCATTGCATCTCTGATGGATATCAACGTGTGCTCTCACACTTTGATAGTGCGAATGTGTTAGGAGTGACAGCAACTCCCGACCGTGGTGATATGCGTAATCTAGGGACATATTTTGACTCGCTAGCCTACGAATATACACTACCGCAAGCCATCAAAGAAGGTTATTTGAGCCCAATCAAAGCACTCACAATCCCATTGAATCTCGACCTCTCGAGTGTCTCGATGTCACAAGGCGATTTCAAAGCGAGTGATGTTGGGAATGCGTTGGACCCGTACTTGGAACAAATTGCAAACGAGATGATGGAACATTGCAAGGATAAGAAGACGGTCGTATTCCTTCCATTAGTGAATACATCCAAGAAGTTCAGAGACATCTTGAACTCGAAGGGATTCAAAGCTGCGGAAGTGAATGGCGAATCCAAAGACCGTGCGGAAGTCCTCGAGGATTTTGAGAATGGAAAATACAATGTCTTGTGCAATTCGATGCTTCTTACAGAAGGATGGGATTGTCCATCGGTGGATTGTGTGGTCGTGCTTAGACCGACAAAGGTTCGCTCACTCTACTCTCAAATGGTGGGGCGTGGAACAAGATTACATCCCGGGAAGACACATCTTTTGCTTCTCGACTTCTTATGGCATACAGAAAAGCATGAATTGTGTCGCCCAGCTCACCTCATTGCTGAGGACGAGGAAGTTGCAAAAGCGATGGTGGAACGCACCGAAGAGAACACGGGAGCAGAATTTGAGCTCCTAGAATTAGAAGAGGTCGCAAAAGAAGATGTGACCGCACAACGAGAAGAAGCACTTGCGAAACAACTCGCTGAGATGCGAAAACGCAAACGCAAGCTTGTGGATCCGCTCCAATTCGAGATGTCGATTCATGCCGAAGACCTCACGAGCTATGTCCCATCATTTGGATGGGAGATGAGCCCACCTTCGGACAAACAACTTCAAACATTAGAAAGACTCGGAATCATGCCCGATGAGATTGGCAATGCTGGGAAGGCTCAGAAGATTCTTGACCGCCTATCAAAACGCCAAAACGAGGGCTTGACAACACCAAAACAAATTAGATTATTAGAACGATATGGATTCAGAAATGTAGGGATGTGGCAATTTGAAACAGCCTCAAAACTAATCAATCGCATTGCTGCGAACGGTTGGAGAGTTCCTCACACAATCGATGTCCATAGTTACCAAGGAGAGTGATTGAGTGGAAGAAAACAACTTACTTGAATTATTAGAATACATCGACCCCTCATTCCTCAACTATCAAGAATGGGTGAATGTGGGAATGGCTCTCAAGCATGAAGGCTATTCGGCATCAGATTGGGAATCATGGTCGGCTCGAGATTCGGGACGATATCATCCCGGGGAATGCTACAAAAAATGGGATACGTTCCAAGGGACAGGTTCACCAGTCACTGGAGGCACAATCTTCCACATGGCTGTCGAGCAAGGATTCAATCCTTCTCAAGCTCATGATGATGGACGAGGTGCTCTCGAATGGGATTCTTCGATTCAATACGACAACGACTACAAATTCGTTGACAAAGCATGGATTGATGGGAAGGAGTTCCACGAACCAAAGAATTGGAATCCTGTTCAAGAAATTATTCGATACTTAGATACATTATTCCAATCAGATGACATCGTGGCATATTCCACTCAATCATACGCTAAGACGAACGCTGAGACGGGCGAGATTGAGAAGTATCTTCCACATCGTGGTTCATACGATAGAACCGCAGGGAAGCTCATTGACGAGCTTGAGAGATGTGGTGGAGATATCGGAAAGGTCTTAGGCGATTACAACGAGAAAGCAGGAGCATGGGTGCGATTCAACCCAATGGACGGTCAAGGAGTCAAGAACGATAATGTCGTGAGTTATCGCTACGCTCTTGTGGAATCGGACAACATGGATTTGGAGAAGCAGAACGCAATCATGCGAGAGCTTGAACTTCCAATCGCAACTCTTGTGTATAGCGGTGGCAAGTCCATCCATGCAATTGTCCGCATCGAAGCAGCAAACAAAGAAGAATACAAGAAGCGTGTTGATTATTTATACAAAATTTGTAAGAAGAATGGACTCAATGTAGACGAACAAAACAAGAATCCAAGTCGCTTGAGTCGTCTCCCGGGATTCATTAGAGATGGCAAGAAACAATTCATCATTGACACCAATATCGGTCACAAGTCTTGGGATGATTGGTATCAATACATTGAAGACTTAAACGATGATTTGCCGGATCCTGAAGGATTGAGCGAGACTTGGGACAATATGCCCGAGCTTGCTCCAGAGCTTATCAAAGGTGTACTCAGACAAGGACACAAGATGTTGATTGCGGGACCTTCGAAGGCTGGGAAGTCATTTGGGCTCATCAATATGTCGATTGCAATCGCTGAGGGCTCGAAATGGTTCGGTTGGGAATGTACGCAAGGAAAGATTCTATATGTGAACCTCGAGCTTGATAGAGCCTCATGCTTGCACCGATTCAAGGATGTATATGCAGCAATGGGCATCGAGCCTCGAAACGTATCTAACATCGACATTTGGAACTTACGTGGGAAGACCGTCCCAATGGACAAGCTTGCTCCTAAGTTGATTCGAAGAGCCCACAAGAAAGGCTATATCGCTGTAATCATCGACCCAATCTACAAGGTACTAACAGGGGATGAAAATAGTGCGGATCAGATGGCTCACTTCACGAATCAATTCGACAAGGTAGCGACAGAGCTAGGATGTTCAGTCATTTACTGTCACCACCACTCAAAAGGGGCACAAGGTGGCAAGAAGTCCATGGATAGAGCCAGTGGTTCGGGAGTATTCGCTCGGGACCCCGATGCTCTTGTCGATTTAGTGGAATTAGAGCTCACGGATGAGATTATCCAACAACGATGCGACCAAATGGCTTGCGACATCTACAAGGATGCTATCAATCGCATGAATCGTCCGTATATGGAACAGTACATCGGACTAGATGACTTAAGAAGTCCATACGCAATGCGTAATCACTTCGAGAAAGCTGTCGTAAACATTCAAGATAGATGGCAAACGAACGAGCTTATCAATCGAGAAACAAGCAAGATTCAAACGATGTCAGCGTGGCGTGTGGATGGCACACTTCGAGAGTTTGCTAAGTTTAAACCAAGAAATGTGTGGTTCAGTTATCCACTTCATATTGTGGATGAAACAGGCATCCTCGATGATATCGAGTTGGATGATAATACACCAAATTGGAAAAAGACTTGGAAGAAGAATTTCAATGAAAAGATGACTCCAGCACAACGAAAAGAAGAGCGAAAAATTGCATTCGACACAGCATACTCAGCTCTAAATGATGGAGTTGCTCCAGTCACTTCGGAGGCACTTTGTGAATATATGGGCATATCTGAGAAGACTCTCAAGAGACGAATCAAGGAGTTGGATGGGTATGAAATCGAAGGTGAACATGTCACCTTGAAAAAGTAAAATCGGAAAAAATCCTATTTTTGGACAGGACAAACTCGGTCTTGGACACCGGGACAGACAGGACAAAAGACCGAGTTTGTCCGTGTCCACGAGATGAAAATAATTAACCTAAAAGGTGTACTTGGACAGGACAAACTCGGAGTCAGACACCGAGTTTGTCCACGGACAGACAACCTATAACACTAAAGTGTGTAAATAGGGAAGTGTCCGAAGATTCGTCCATCGTCCATGATAGGAACAGAACAGGTGGGCTTTAGACTCCGCCCACCATGTCTGTCCTTTCTACCATGGACAAAAGCGAAAATAAAAAAAGGAAAGTCTGTGTGGAATTTCACAAACTTAAAAGGAGAAAAAATATGGCACGTAAAAAATCAAAATTGTTAGAAGTCGGAAAAGAGATGCCGCTCTTATATCACACATTTCCAGATGAAGAATATGACCCAACTCAATCTCAAGTCCTTCGATGGATTTCAGAGCAGCCCGAACTCATGGAATGGATTTTTAGACAATTGAAATCTACTGGATATGTTATCTATGAACCTCAATGGGGTGCATGGAGAGGTGTTGGGAATCATGATTGAATTCTTCATTCCCATGGAAAAGATTCCAACAACAACTCATCAGCAAAAGCAAGTGACTTGTAGAAATGGAAAGCCTCATTTCTATGAACCTCCTAAGCTCATACAGGCTCGAGCGAAGTATATGGCACACTTCTCTCACTTTGCTCCTAAAACGCCTCTACGGGGCTGTGTGAGGCTCACAATCAAATGGTGCTTCCCTTTAAAAGATGGAACATACAACGGACAATATAAAGGCACGAAACCAGACCTAGACAACATGGAGAAGTTGCTGCTTGATTGTTTGACCGATTTGGGATTCTGGGAAGATGACAACAAGGTCGCTTCTAAAATCTCAGAGAAGTTCTATGCGGATCCACCTGGAATCTATCTCAGATTGGAGGAGCTTGAATGAAATTAAATTATCACGAATTCATGAACAAGGTCGCTGATTGGATTGTGGAACAAGAAAGTGTCGCTCAAAAATTAGGCTTCGGTTCGGTCGAATATTTCAATTGGGTTTTCGAATCGAGTGGAAAGCTCTGTGATGAATATGAGAATCATCCATTCGTAAGAAGACAAATGCTCATGGTGTTTGAACACATCGATGAAGCCTTCAAAAATCAAAATCAAAAATAAGGAGTAAAACTATGGCAAATCAAATCGAAGGATTGAACGGAACTCGTTCAACTTACGTATACGAGAACATCGAGATTGTGGAGATTGACGGTGTTCGAATGGTTCTAAGATTAAAAGACAAAAAAATCATCGGACTAAATGCACCAAAAAAAGAACCTCAAGAGGGGTACTATCAACGACAATTCAGCAAGAGCCAACCAAGATATCAAGATTTAGCTCTTAAAGAAGAACTCACTAATTTCTTCCAAGATACAGGGATGTCAATCGGTGAGTTCATCAAAGATTCCAACATCATCAATTATCATCTTGTGTGGAGCTTTGTGAACGGGAAAAACCGAATCACATTAGATGCAATCAATGAAATCAAAAGGAGAATAGATGCTTATGGAAGACATTAAAATCTATGTAATTGTGAGAAACCAAGAGCCTCACTTCCTATTCGAACGCATTGAAGACTATTCAAGCATGAGAGGATATCTCGCAAAGGCTCATCCACTCTACACACACCGATTCACGAAATACGTTGAGAAGGCGATGCACTTCCTCACAATCAAAGAAGCGTTGGATTTCATCCAAGCACACCAAATTGATGGCTCTATCATCAAGGACTTGTCTCAAGAAAGACTTAAACGAAGAAAGATGTCCAAACAGTATCATGAAGATTATGGAGATGTTATCACTTATCTATACAGCGTGATGGGGAATTCAAGCGATAAGATGCTTCAAGTTGCTCATGATATGCACATTAGTGTGACATCGTTGAGTAAATTCATGCGAGATCCGTATTCGCTCACTTCTCAAACAAGAGACAAGATTGTGGCGAATATTACACGAATCAATAAGGAGGACTAAGAATGAAAGAGAAAACACCATTCGAAAAATTGATGGACGATGTTCACTACTTGATTGTGGCTCATTGTAAGTACAAGGACATGTCGATGTATGACAGAGCCTTGAAACAATTCCAAGAAGATATCAATTATGGGCAACTCGAAGAAATGAGCTACGATGAACGATTCGCTTTCTTGTTGGAATTCGAAACATCGTTGAAGGCGATTGATAATGCAATCAAATTAAACAAACAATTGAAGGAAAATCCCAAAACTATTGAAGTGTTCAATAATATGTTGGGGATGAGTAAATGAAAATAAATATCAAGGATTTGATTGAAAAAGCTCGAAAAATTTATGGAGAACTCGAAGTCGATGGATATTATGGCGAACAATGTACGATAGAAAAAGATGGAGTGATTCTATATCAGAATATAGGTCTTTGGAAAACGTATAGAGAAGTATGGGAATGCAGCAAACGGACGCTAGATATAAAGGAGGATGAGTAGATGAAAACAATTAACGAAATACAAGACGATGATTTAGTTTTTAACGAAAAAACCGATTCTCAAATATACGTATCTGATTTAAAACGTGAATGGAACTCGTTAAATGAGGATGAGAGAAGTAGCTGGAGAACTCTAAAAGAAAGAACAATCAAATTAACCGCTGGAACTGTATTGGATAGTATATATGAAGATATGGAATCATCAGATGGCTACGAAGATATGTTTGTTCATTTATGGAACGACACGTCTGAAGAATTTAAACAACGAATGCAAGGGCTACTTGATGAAATTTCTAATTTTCCAAGTGCGAAAGTCTACGACATTGATGAAGGCATCAATCCATTTGTGGATTTGGGGGGCGATTAAATGATTAAACCAAGAATATTAGATAAAAACCTATTAATTATGAAAAAACAGATTGGAACAGCAACTCATCAATTTAACGGTGAAACAATTAATATTTATAGCAGTCTAAACGGTATGAGCATCATTGTTGGATATAAGGGCGAATCTGTAATTTGGGATGTAAAAGACATGGCTGAAAAGTCGATAGAATTAATTGATAAACAGGATAAGGAGGGTTAATGGCATGAGGACGAATCAATTATGGGTAATTTTTTGGCAACTAATGACGTACACGATTTTTGTGTTGAATGTCTTAGGGTTTTCTCGAATCCATATCGTTGTTCCTGCAGTCACATTATTCGCTGGAGCGATAGCTGGATTCCAAAAAGAGGAGAATGATAAATGATAACAGTATATTCAAAGCCTAGATGTATGCAATGCGAGATGACAAAGATGTGGTTGAATCAAAACAAGATTGAGTTCGAAAATGTGGACATCGAAGCGAATCCAGGTGCATTCGAGCTCTTGAAACATTATGGATTCACATCGCTCCCTGTGGTGGTGATTGATGACGAATTTGAGGACCCGAACAAGACTTGGATGGGATTTCAAGTCGATAGATTAGAAAGGCTGATGGAATGAAAGATAAGAAAATCGCTGAGATTCGATTCAGAGAATATCCGTATTATGACCGTGAAATCACATCGAGAAAATTCGATATGTTATGCCATAGGGAAGAAGATGTGAATTCATGGATCCGTGCAAAAGGAACGAATTCGAAAGCAGCGGAAAACGAGCTCATTCGATTCGAGAGTGATAAATATATCCAAAATCGTCTCTTTTGGAAAAAGTGTGTGGAAGAAACTCTCGAAGAGCTCGATGAGAAACAAAGAGAATTTGTCACAGAATACTACTTTGATGATGTGTACGACTATCGCTCTCTTGCGAAGAAGCATTTTACAAATAAGAACGTGATTATGCGTGCGTGTGATAGAGCTTGTAGTATATTGCTTGAAAAATTAGGGGAAATTTAAAAAGGGACAAAAAAGCGTTGTTGTCCCACTTTAAAAGTGATATATTGATATTGTGAAAAGGTGTAAGAAACGGTATCATCTTGTCATAATGTGAAAACTCCTAAAATTATTTTTACCTCGGGTCTCCACTCCCGAGGTTTTTTGTTGGTTAAAATATAGAAACGAGGTGATGGAAAATGACGAAAATGACATTGAAACAACAAAGATTCGCTGATGAGTACATCATCACTGGGAATGCTACTCAATCAGCAATCAAGGCTGGTTATAGTTCAAAATACGCAAACACTAACGCAAACAAGCTACTACAAAACACTACAATAAAAGACTACATCGACAAACGACTTGCAAAGCTCGAATCGGAGAAGATTGCAACACAAGAAGAAGTTCTTCAGTATTTGACAAGCGTGATGCGTGGCGAGAAGACCGAACCTCTTTTGGTCTTGGATGGTGAAGGAACTCAAAAAGTTATCCAAGCGGTACCGAACGTACAATCGAGAACACGAGCGGCGGAGCTTCTAGGCAAGCGATATGGAACATTCACGGATCGTGTGGACATCAACGCTCAGATTGAATCGAAGCCGAAGTTCGATGACATCGTGAACCAATTAGGAGGAAGTGGGCTCGATGAATAGCTTCCCACTCTCTCAAAAATACATCGATTTTTGCAACACGGTTGACAATGTGGATGCGGACTTCCTTGAGGGCACGACAGCCGCTGGAAAAACGACTGTGGGGCTTGGAGTCAAGTTCATGCGTATGGTCTCAAGGAGCAAGAAGAAGTTCCACATCATTGCAGCGAAGACGGTCGGTGTTGCTGAGAAGAACTTAATAAACCAAGACAATGGCATCCTCGACATCCATCGGGATGCTTTTTATTTTGGGAATGGGGATAAAGATTACAAGATTCCACATATCAAATTCGAGGATAAAATCATCTACATCCTTGGATACGATACGAAAGAGAAATGGCAACTCGCTTTAGGAGGGCAATATGGTTGTGTGTACATCGATGAGGTCAACACAGCGAACATCGAATTCGTTCGAGAGGTCTCCGCTCGTAATGACTATTTGATGGCTACACTCAATCCCGACAATCCCGATTTACCTGTGTATAAGGAATTCATCAATCGCTCTCGTCCTTACAAGAAATACGAGAAGGATGTTCCTCGTGAGATTATGGCTGACTTGAAAGAACGACACAATCCCAAATGGAGATACTGGTTCTTTACGTTTAAAGATAACAAGTCGCTAAGCAAAGAGGACATTCAAAAGAAAATCGATTCAGTACCTCTTGGGACTAAGATGTACAAGAACAAGATTCTTGGGCTTAGAGGACGAGCAACAGGATTGGTCTTCCCTAACTTCGACAGTAAGAAGAACGTAATCACGAAAGCTCAAGCGAAGAAATTCAACTATGTAATGTTCTCAGCCGGGCTCGATACAGCTTACTCTTCCAAGAGCCCAGATACGATTGCAATGATATTCCAAGGCATCACGGATGACGGGCATTTGGTTACATTGAGCGAGCAAGTCTACAACAATGCGGACTTAGACACGCCAATCGCTCCATCTGACACAGTCGAGAGGTTCATTGCATTCCTTGACCGAAATTCTGAAGAATGGGGCTTCAGTCGAGATTCGTTTATCGATTCAGCCGACCAAGCGACAATCACCGAAATGTTAAAATACAAACGCAATTTTGGATCCGTATATGAATTCAATAATGCATACAAGAAGACGAAAATCATCGACCGAATCAACCTTCAAATTGGTTGGATTGCTCGTGGATTCTATTTAGTCGTTGAAGATTGCGTGGAACACATCAAAGAAATGAATGCTTATTCGTGGCAAGAAACGAAAGAAGCACCAGAAGACAAAAACGACCACACTATCAATGCGAATCAATATGCGTGGTTACCATACAAGTACATGATTGGACAACAGAGAGGAGAAGAAGAAATCGATGGGGCTGGTGAATATGATTAGAAATGGAATGAGGAGCTTTTTGAGAATTGAGAAAGCTCAACCAAGTGCGATTGTCATCAATGAAGAGATGACATTCGAGGACAATGCTGCAAAAAACCGAATTTGGTATCGTGGTAAGTCCTACGAATTACAACAACTATACTCTCAATTATCAACGACACGATTCAGTTTTTGGGGTGCACATTCAACTCCAGGACAAGAAATCAGAAAGATTCACACGGGACTCCCGGGAATCATCGTGAAGGTATTGAGAGATGCGGTGCTCTACGACATGAATGATTTAGAATTCGATGAATCCAAGTATCAAGATTTGTGGGAGGATATCGCACAAGATAACAACTTCAAGAAACAACTAAAAGAAGCGGTGAAAGATGCTCTTGTGATTGGTGATGGAGCATTCAGAATCTCGTTTGATTCGGATGTGTCTCAATACCCTATCATCGAATGGGTAAGTGGCGAACGGATCCAAATCAAGAACAAGCGTGGACGATTGCATGAAGTCGTCTTCATGACTCGCTTTGATGAGAACAAGCAGACATATACACTCGAAGAACATTATGGATTCGGATACGTTACGAATAAGCTTTATCGTGGCGATTCTGAATTGGACATTCATGAAACTGAATACACTCAAAACATCAACGACTTCACGTTCGATAAGCATTTGATTCTATGCGTGCCATTTAGCATCTTTGAATCTGATATCGAGCGAGGTCGAGGCGAATCCATCTTCGACAGAAAGACGGACTCATTCGATGCGTTGGATGAGGCGTGGTCTCAATGGATGGATGCTCTTCGAAGCGGTCGAACAAAAGAATATATCCCCGAATCGTTGCTCCCACGGGACCCACGAACTGGGACATTTATGAAGCCGAACGCATTCGACAATCGATTCATCAAGATAGCATCTGACAGAGCTGAAGGAGCAAACAACGAGATTACATTGCAACAAGCGAACATCCCTCACGAGAGCTATTTGGCAACTTACGTGACAGCTTTGGATTTAGCGTTGCAAGGTATCGTGAGCCCTTCTACGATTGGGATTGATGTGAAGAAGCTTGACAATGCTGAAGCTCAACGTGAGAAAGAAAAGACGACTCTATACACACGCAACACAATTGTGGAAGCATTGCAAGAGTTTATTCCTCAATTAGTATCTATGACAATCAATAGCTTCAACGTTTTGAATCGTAGACCTATCGAAGAAATTACGGTGAACGTTCCATTCGGAGAATATGCGAACCCATCATTCGAATCTCAAGTTGAGACAGTTGCAAAAGCGAAAACAAGTGGCATCATGTCCATCGAAGCTTCAGTAGATGAGCTCTATGGAGACTCTAAGGACGAGCAATGGAAGTCCGAGGAAGTTAATCGCTTGAAGTCTGAGCAAGGCATCAGCGAGGTCGAAGAGCCTTATCTCAACACGGACTTAGATGGATTCAGCGTTGAAAGAGGTGATGAACTTGCTAGTGAGAATCATGAACAAGAACTATCAAATGAGAACGGATCAAGCGAAAGCCCTTCTCAACATGAGTAAGGAATATTGTCCATTTGGAATCTATGCGGTCGAGAAAGAGAATCAAATTGAGATGATGAATTTGAAACCAACATCGAGAACTCAACTCAAGAAATTGATTCGAGAATATCGATTGAAAGGATTCAAGGTGTATTCGAATGGTTTATGATGTTAGTCGAGCATTTGAAAGAATCGAGAATGAATTGCTCGAGTCCATGACGAGGAATCTCAAGAAACACAAAGCGGAAGAAACTGAGCTTGGTATCGAATGGACTCAATGGCAGGCAATTCAACTCGAAGAATTACAACGATTTAAACAAGAGGCTGCTAAGAAGTACGGTCTTGAATTTAAATCGATGAACAAGAAAATCAGAGAGACCATCGCAAACGCATCATTGCAAGGTGCGAGTGATGAGGAGCTCAATGTGTTGAAGGCGCTAGAGAAAGGCTACGTTCTAAAGCGTGAACGTGGTCTGAGTGCTGGATTCTTCCAAACAAATCAAAAGCGATTAGATGCGTTGATGAATGCGGTCGAACACGACATGAAGACAGCTCAAACCGCTGTGCTTCGATATGCGAACGACAAATATCGTCAAATCATCTTCCAATCCCAAGTTGCAGCAAGTTCAGGAGCCCTCACCTATGAGAAGGCTGTGGACATGGCAACAAGCGACTTTTTGAAGAACGGATTGAATTGCATCACGTACTCGAACGGTGCTGTCCACAACATTGTGTCGTATGCTGACATGGCTGTGAGAACAGCGAGCAAACGAGCCTATTTGATGGGCGAAGGTCAGAAGCGACAGGAATGGGGCGTGTCCACGGTCATATTGAACAAGCGATTCAATGCGTGTCCATTGTGTATGCCATTTGAGGGTAAGGTGCTCATCGATGATGTGTGGAGTGGTGGAAGTTCTAAAGACGGACCCTATCCACTCATGAGTTCAGCGATGGCGGCTGGCTTGTATCATCCTAATTGCAAGGATAAGCATTCGACATACTTCGAAGGCATAAGCTCAAAGCCCGAATCGAGGTACTATGAAGAGAAGCCCGTCATCAAGGAACGACAGCTTATTGAGAACAAGCTCAATCATGCTAAACGACAAGCGAAAAGCTATAATCGTCTAGCAAAGAACAGTCTTGATGCTGAGAACCAAGAGACATATCGTGCTCGTGCTACTGAGTGGAGTGGCAAGGTGAAACAGTATCGAGAGCAATTGGATTCATTCGAAGAATCTCATGGGTTGGAATTGAAAGATGTTCTAAAACAAGCAAGAAAACATGATTTGAAAGTAAACATCACACCACAAGCCATTGAAAAAGTGCCGCTTGTCAATATCCCAGCATTGAGTGATGTCGAAAACAGAAACATTCAACTAATGCATAAGCAATTGTTAGAAGATGCAATGAAAAACAACCATTCGAATGAAGTGGCTTATATTCTTTCTCAGAATGGAGTGTCTAAAGTATACGGGACAGAGAATTCAGTTGACT